AGCCGGACGAAGAGTGGAACGATATCGCGCTGGATAAGCTGCTGCGGGAGATGAACGCGCAGACAAAGGCTGTGGCGTACGCCCGCAGGCTGGACATTCAGAGCAAGGATGACACGCAGGCCGCCATGGGCGAGCTGAAGGCGGAGTTCTTCTCAGCCCTTGGTACGGAACATCCGGAGCTGTACCGGCAGCTCGTGGCGGCGCTGGAGCGCCGGCAGAAAGGGGCGCAGCGCTGATGAATTGGTACGCACTGCAGGTCCTGACCGGGACGGAACGGGACGTATGCACGGCGCTGCGGCGCAAAGGCGTGAAAGCCAGAGCCCCGGACCAGCGGATGGAGATTCGGCGGCGGGGTCAGTGGCAGACCGAGGACCGGCTGCTGCTGCCGGGATATGTGTTTGTGGGCGCGGACTATAACGCGGCGTTGTTCCATCTCGTTTCCCCTGTCCCCGGCGTCATCCGGTGGCTGGGGCTGGAGCACGGCGAGCCGCAGGCACTGGACACTCGGGAGGCGCTGCGGTGGCGGCTGGACAGTGACGAGACGCTGGAGCCCAGCCGGGTGCTGTTTCACGCAGACGGCACGTGGCACGTTCTGGACGGCCCTCTGGCGGCGTTTGCAGGCTGCCCGGTGCGGATGGAGCGGCGGCAGCGCCGGGCGTATGTGACGGCGGAGCTGGGCGGCGTTGTCCGGCGGGTGCGGTTCGGCGTCATCCCTGTGGACGGTGATGCGCAGTGAAGCGGAAAGACCCGCGGCGCGAACTGGCACGGAAGCTCTCCGGCGCGAAGCTGAAGGAGCCGCCGGAGCTGTGCACGCGGTGCGTGTGGACCATGCATGAGAGCGGCTGCCCGGTTTGCCCCTTCCCCCGCTGCGTGCGGCGCAGCACACCGGGAAATGTGGAAAAGTTGAAACCGGTGTGAAAACTCGTTGAAAACCTGTTTTTAAGCAGGAGTTTAAAAAGCTTTTAAAGCGACAAGAAAACCGGGCGTGAAACAGGGTCGATTCGTCCCCTGCGGATGGTCTGGCAGGCATAGCGGCAAAAAACCGGGCGGAAACGGCCGGATGGCGAAGCGCGCCCGGCGAAAAACGGATGCTGCATCCCGCCGCTATGACATATATGCTTTTAAGCCCGGAATAAATGCTTTTAAGAGCTTTTAAAAGAGCAGGGATATATCCAAGCCATATAGCAATACAAAACGGCGCGCAGGCCCTTCTCGGGGCCTGTTTTTTCGTGCCGGAAAGGAGCAGCGCATGAAACGGACCCCTCAAAGCAGCATAACCGCCCTTTTGGAGGGTGTTGAGCAGGCAAAACAGAAAAAGGAATTTAACATTTTAAAAGATTTAAAAACGCTGCATGCACAGTATACCAGGGTGAATAAGCGGGACTACCTCGCGCTGCTGGATAAGCTGGTGGAAAAATACAGCACGGACGAAGCGGCGGTGATCCACGCGGCACTGCTGAAAAAATGCCAGGCCGGCGATATGGACGCGATCCGGCTGTGGACGGAGCTGCAGAAAGAGAGCGGCAGCGGCGCGGCGGAGGTGAACATCGTTGACAGCATATAGCCGCCCGGCGGTGACGGTCGATTTGAAGAACGTGATCGGGCCGGGGTTCTATGCTTCGCACCGGGCCGTCCGGGAGCAGCGGGCGCATACACTGGTGGAGGAAGGCGGGCGCGGCAGCCTGAAAAGCTCGTTCTGCAGCGTGGAGATCGTGCTGTGGCTGCTGAAGTGGCCGCAAAGCCACGCGCTGGTGATGCGGCAGATGGGAAACACGCTGGAGGACAGCGTGTACTCGCAGATGCTGTGGGCTGTCGCAAAGCTGGGGCTGTCAGAGCATTTTCTGGAGAAAAAGAGCCCACTTCGCCTCATTTACAAGCCCACGGGCCAGACCATCTATTTCCGCGGCCTGGACGATGAGATGAAAATTAAGGGTATCAAACCGAAGTTCGGATACATTGGCTGCCTGTGGTTCGAGGAAGCGGACCAGCTTCGCCGGGGCGAAAACGCGGTGCTGAGCGTGAAGCAGTCCGCGTTCCGCGGCTCGGGGAGCAACCCGACCTTAACACTCATCAGCTTCAACCCGCCCGCCAACGCGCGGAACTGGGCCAACCGGTACGCGCGGGAGCAGCAGCCGGGCAAGCTGGTGCATCATTCGTCGTATCTGGATGCGCCGCGGGACTGGCTGGGCAAGGAGTTCCTGGACGGTGCGGACTGGCTACGGAAGACAAAGCCGCTCAAATACCGGCACATGTACCTGGGCGAGATGGTGGGCAGCGGCACACAGGTGTTCGACAACATCTTGAGCCGGAAGATCACGGCGAAGGAGATCGCGGGCTTCGACAACATCATCAGCGGCGTGGACTGGGGGTACTACCCCGACCCGTGGGTGTTCATCCGCACGTATTACCATGCCGCTACCCGTACGCTGTATATTTTCGACGAAGCGCGCGGCAACAAAATGCAGAACGCGGTCACGGCGGAGATCGTTAAAGGAAGGGTCGCGCCGGGCGAGCTGATCCTTGCGGACCTTTCGGACGAAAAAGCCTGTGCGGATTACCGCAGCTACGGCCTGCGGTGCTGGCCCGCCAGGAAAGGGCCGGGCAGCCGTGAGCTGGGCGTGCGGTGGCTGCAAGGCCTAAACGCCATTGTGATCGACCCGGTAAAATGCCCGTGTGTGCTGCAGGAGTTCCTGGAATGGGAGTACGAGGTAGCGCCGGACGGCACGGTGCTGGGGACTTTGATGGACGCAAACGACCACGGTATCGACGCGGCGCGGTATGCCTGCAGCCGCATCTGGCAGAGAAAGGGCGCGTAAAGCATGAAGCTGAAGGACTGGCTGCTGAAGAAGTACCTGCCCAGCTGGGCGGTGCTGGAATACGGCGACGCGCTGGCGGCGGCGCAGAAGCGTGTGCGGGAGCTGGAGGCGGAAAACCGCACGCTGCGAGCATACATCAACGGCGTGGAGCGCGGGCTGCGGGCAAAGCAGCCGGAAATTCGGATCGAAAGGAGTGACGGCGGATGAACGCAGTCGTAAGGGCGCTTTTTGACGACGCCGCCATCACAGGGGCGCAGGCGGCGGGGCTGAAGGACACCAGCACAGCGGCTATGCGGGCGGCGGTGCGGGAGTGGTTCGAGCTGTTCTTCATGCGTGAAGCGGTGAAGGGCAAGGAAGAAGACCCGGCGCAGCGCATCCCCTACACCATCACCAACAAACTGACAAAGGCTTGTTTTGCGGAGTACGATTCCGGCTTTACGGAAAACGGAACCGGAAAAACGGCGTGGCTGGACGGACAGCGCAGCCTCATTGACGCCGAAAAGCAGGACGTGCTGCAGTGGGTCATGGTGGGCGGCGAAGGCTTTTTGAAGCCTGCACCGGACGGCACGGGGCGGCTGGCCTACCATGTGGTAAGGCGCGACTGCTACAACGTACTGGCCCGCGGGCCCCGCGGCATCACGGACGTGCTGATGAGCGAGCGAAGCCGGGCGGGCTCCGACTACTACACGCTGCTGGAACGCCGGACTGTGGACGGCAGCGGGTATCTGACCATCCGGTACAAGCTGTACACCTCGAAAAACAGCAGCACCCTGGGACAGGAGGTGCGGCTGGACAGCCTGCCGCAGTATGCGGCGCTGGCCCCGGAGCACACCTACGGCGTGCCCTTCGGCGGGCTGGGCATGACCTACATCCGCATGCCGATGGCAAATAACGTGGACGGGAGCCCGGACGGCGTGAGCGTGTACGAGGGCGCGGTGCAGCTGATCCACAACATCTACAAAAATGAGTACCAGCTGGGGCGTGAGTTCGAGCTGGGGCGCAGCCGGATCGTGGCCAATGCGGACAAGCTGATGACGCCGGACCCGGAGGGCGGCGTGATGCGCCTGAAGGACGACGTGTTCGTCGGGCTGGACGGCGACACCAACGATAAGGGCCTGACCATCTTCTCCCCCACGCTGCGGGATGAGAGCTTCGAGCGGCGCAAGCAGAGCTACTTGAAGGCGTGTGAAAATATCATCGGCCTGAAACGCGGCATATTATCGGATGTGGAGGCTGTGGAACGCACGGCAAAGGAGATCAGCAGCAGCGAGGGCGACTACAGCCTGTCGATCATGGACCTACAACGGATGTGGTACGACGCACTGATGGAGACGCTGCGCATCACGGACCTGTGGGGCCAGGCGCTGGGGCTGTGCGGCGCCCAGGCGGTGGACCTGGAGCAGCTGCTGAGCGTGAGCTGGGGCAACGGCGTTTTGTATGACGCGGACAAGGACTGGGCCGACACGCTTTCGATGGTGGAGGCCGGCTTGCTGAAGCCGGAGCTGGCGCTGGCAAAAAAATACGACCTGCCCAGTGAGACGCCGGAAGACCTTGCGGCCATCCGTGAAAAGTACATGCCGGAGATGGTCCAGCTGACCGCCCAGGCCGGGCTGAGGTGACGCTATGGCGCTGACACCGGATGAGATCGACGGGCTGCGGGAACTGATCCTCGCTGTTTACGGCCCCGTCACGGAGGAGCTGCTGCGCGACCTGTGCCGGTGCATTACCGCCGCCGGACAGATATCGTCCGGCGATGAATACAAGCTTCTGCTGGCAAAAAGCCTTGCGGGCGCGGATGATGTGATCGCGGACACGCTGCGCAGGCAGACGGACCTCACCGACGACGCGGTGGCGCAGCTCATGAGCTGGGCCGCCGAGAAGACTGCGCCGCTGGAGGAAAACGAAAGCCTGCGGAACATTGCAGAAGCCTACGTCAAGGTGACGCGTAAGGAAGTGGCCAACGTGCTGGGCCAGCTGGCCGCGGCGGATGTAGACGGCCGGGTGTATCCTATTAAAGATGTATACCGGCGCACGATGGACTATGTATTCCGCCAGGTATCCAGCGGCGCAAAGACGCCGGAGGAGGCTGTGCGGCGTGCCACGCTGCGCTTGTGGCAGCGGGGCATCCGCACCGTCGACCGCTCGGACGGGCGCACTTTTTCCGTGGAGTTCATGGCCCAGCGCGTCGTTATGGCGAAGATGGGCGAAATGACCACGGCCATCAACGAAAAGCATCACGACGACGGCGGGTGCGACGGTTGGGAGATCAGCGCGCACAGCGCCAGCGCGCCGGACCATGAGCCCTATCAGGGGCGGCAGTACAGCGATAAGGAATACAAGCGGCTGAACAGCCGGCTGCAGCGGCGCATCGGCACGCTGAGCTGCAAGCACATCGCCTGGCCCATCAAGCTGGGTGTGGACAGTCCCCAGTGGACGGATGAGCAGCTGGCGGAGATGGCGCGGGAAAACGCGAAGGGCGTCACCTACGAGGGCCGCCACTACACCCAGTACGAAGCCACACAGCAGCAGAAGGCGCTGGAGAACAGCATCCGGCAGTGCAAGGACCGTATTGCCGCGGCGCAGGAGGAGGGCAAGCTGGGCAGCGGAGAGCTGCGCAGCAGCCGCATCCTCCTGCGGCAGCTGAATGCGGAATACAAGCGGTTTTCGGCTGCGGCCGGGCTGCGCACCGCGCCGGAGCGGCTGCGGGCGGCGGGGCTGGGCCGGGCGCTGAGACCGGACGGCACGCTGGAAATGCCGCGTCCTGCGGGTACGCTCACAGGCAGCGGCGGCAAGCTGGATGTGGAAGAAGCCAGGAAAAGCTATTCCGCGTATCTTGACACCTTGACGGATGCGCCGGAAAAGAATATGGTATGGTTAAGACATTTTACGGAAAAAAGTCCGACTGGATACGAAGAAGATCCCACACTGGCTGCCCCGTTTGCATATTCGGCAAAAAAAGATAAAATTTTGTACAACCCGAATGCCCCCGGCTTTGCGGAAATGGATTTCGATTTTGCCAACACCCATGAAAACGCACACCGCGCGGACGTAATGCATATGAGGTCATACAGAAATGAAGGCTTTAAGCGTGCCGTACAGCTTGCGGGCGAAAAAATTTTGAAAAACATGGAGGGCTATCAACGGGTGGCGCAAAATATACGCAGTAAACCGTTGAAGGATGTGTTCAGCGCATTGAGCGCGGGAAAACTATATACAGCATTTGGCCATTCGGTCGAATACTGGGAAAGGAACCCGTCCTTTACATTCACGGAGATTTTTGCTGAATTGTTTACTATGGAAACGCAAGGCGATTCGGACCTGTACTTTGTTAAAACGTTGTTCCCGGAGCTGTGGGATGAATACCAGAAACTGTTTTAGGAGGAATTTCTGATGTCTTTGCCTTTTGTACCAGGCATTGCTGAGCGCATGGAAGAATTGGGCTATGACCAGCTGCTTCGGGCGTATGAGGATAAATACGGAAAGAAGTATCCGCCGTTCCGCATGGAGATACACAAGGAAGGCGGCCTCGCCTACATGGAAGAGCTGCGCGCACAATTCCCCGGTGAAAATCTGGATGAGCTCATTGAACGATACACCGACCACAGGAGCGAGGAAGAAAAGCGCGCGGAGCTGGATGCTCTGGTGGATGAGCTGGTGCGCCGGCAAAACCGGCACGCACCCTGACCTGCGTTTAAACGTCCGTTTAAGCGCCTTTAAATGATAGCTGAAGGACCCCTTCACGGGGGTCCTTTTGTTATGCCCCAATATATATATTGTATCTAAAAGGAAGGAGACTGACGACATGGCATTGGAATTTGCCAAAGAGCTTCTTGGCGACGCCTACACCGGGGAGCTGGAAGAAAAGCTGGAGGCGAAGATCAACGAGCTGTACGCTCCAAAGGCGGACCTGGACGCAGCTTCGGCGCGTGCCGACGGCCTGCAGGAACAGCTGAACGCTGCAAACGAAGCCATCGGTAAGTTTGAAGGGCTGGACGCGGAGCAGGTAAAGGCGCAGATCGCGGACTACAAGCAGCGCGCGGAGGCGGCGGAAAAGGACCGGGACGAAAAACTGGCGGCCGCTGCATTCGATGCGAAGATCGACAAGGCGCTGGCAGACGCAAAAGCGCACAACCCGAAACTGGCGCGCGGCGCTCTGGACCTTGACGCTCTGCGGTCCAGTAAAAATCAGGACGCGGACATCGCGGCAGCCATCGCAGCCGTACAGAAAAGCGACGCATACCTGTTCGGCACGGCGGCAGCGGAACCCGCGCCCGCATCCGGCACCGGGACCTCTGCTGTGCCGGGCATGGCGGCAAAGCCTTCGCTTTCTACCAGCGGCCTGCGCGATGCAGTGGACGCGGCGCTGCACCCGCAGCGCTGACCAACACAACAGATACAAGAGAAAGGATGACGAAACATGGCATTTACTTTAGCCGATGCAAAAAATCTCTCCCAGGACAAGCTGACCAATAGCGTGATCGACGAGTTCCGCAAGTCCCCGCTGATGGACACACTTGTGTTCGACGACGCTGCGAGCGCAGGTGGCGGACAGTCTTTGAGCTACACCTACAACCGTGTGACCACTCTGCCCACGGCTGCAACCCGCGCCATCGGCAGCGAGTACACACCCCAAGAGGCGAAGACCACACCCATCACCGTGGGCCTGAAGGTATTCGGCGGCAAGTTCGGCATCGACCGTGTACTGCAGAAGTACGAACACAAGGTCGTTGATCTCATTGCTTTCCAGCTGGAGCAGAAAATCCAGGCCACCCGCGCGCTGTTTGCGGATCTGTTCATCAACGGGGATTCCTCATCCGACAGCAATGCTTTCGACGGCTTGGATAAGGCACTGACCGGCAGCAGCACCGAACGTGTGCTGACCACACCCATCGACCTGTCCAGCGCGGCAAAGGTCAAGGAGAACTACCAGGCGTTCCTGTGGGAGCTGCGGCAGACCCTCAAGCTGCTGGACGGCGCGCCCAGCATCATGGCGGTCAACAGTGATATGTTCGCGGTGTTCCAGAGCATCGGGGACTATTCGACGCAATTTCAGCTGACCCGCAACGACCTGGGCACTGAGATCGTGAAGTACGGCAATGCCACCATCATGAACATTGGTGACAAGCCGGGCACCAGCAAACCCATCATCGAGAACACAGAAAAGGATGGAAGTGACAGCAATAAGCTGCTTGTGACGGACATCTATTTCGCCCGTATTGGCCTCGATGGCGTACATGGCGTAACGCCCGACGGCTCCACCGGTCTGTCTACCTACATGCCGGACATGAACGCACCGGGCGCAGTGAAGCAGGGTGAGGCCGAGATGGTGGCGGCCATGGCTCTGAAGGCTACCCGCGCCGCGGCAGTCCTGCGCGGTGTGCAGATCGGTGTAAAGGCAGGTGGTTGAAGATGAAAAAATACGAAATCAAAGCCCCTGTTGAATGCACGGGGCTGGGCTGGGGCCTTGCGTGGGTGCAGGGCCTCGCCCATACAGACGACGCGGAACTTGCGGCGAAGCTGGCCCGAAAGGGCTATACGGTTACAGACAAACTGGCCCCGGTTGGAGAACAGGCAGCACAAAACCCCGCCCCTGCTCCGGCGCCAGAAAAAGCGCTGGAGGATATGACGGTGACGGAACTGCGCAGTTATGCGGCGGCGCACGGCATCGACGTAACGGGCGCGGCCAAGAAACAGGACCTGCTGCTGGCTGTGCAGACGGCGGTAGAACCTTCTGCCGTACCGGCTGAGGCTGTACCCGGTGAGCAGCCGGAGACGGCTGCAGAGTAATACACGGGAGGGATACGCATGGTAGCGGACAAGGAGTTCTACTATTCCACATACCACGGAAAACTTTCGGAGGCGGACGTGGAGGGCTGCCTGGCCCGTGCGGAGTACATGCTGCACAGCCTGACGCTGGACCGCCTGCAGGACGGAGCCTGGGAACAGGACGAAACGCTGGCGAAATGCGTGCGCATGGCGCACTGCGCGCTGGCAGACGCCCAGCACGCCCAGGACACGGCCGTGCTGGCGGGCGGCAAAGTGACCAGCGAAAGCGTGGGAAAATGGAGCCGCAGCATCCAGCAGGATGACGAACAATCCGGCAGCTTCGAGCGCCGCTGCCTGCGTATCGCCGCCCAATATATCCCCATCCGCAGCGGGCTGCTGTACCGGGGGGTGAGCGGATGCTGACGCCGAATGCAAGCTGCACGCTGTACCTGCAGACGGGGCCGGGAGCATACACGCGGGTGTATGTCCCCGCCTGCTTCTGGCAGGACGGAGAGGACGGCGTGAGCATCGTCATCCCCGGTGAACTGCCGGAGCAGTACAAGGGCGAAAAACGGGAAAAGGACTACGTGGTGCAAGGCGAGCGTATGGGCGAGGTCACGGACACACAGAGCAAGCGTGAGTTGATCGCAGACAAGCCCCTGACTGTCAAAAACCTTGTGCACTGTGCATTCGGCGGCCTGCCTCATTGTGAGGTGACGACGGAATGAGCATGCTGCAGCTCGACTTTCGTTTGCCGGAGTTTGGAAACCTCGTAAAGGACCTGGGGCTTGAAGAAGGCGGACGCGCGCAGCAGCATCTTGTGAAAAATGTTGCGCGGCGCATCACCAAGTATGTGCCCAAGCGCACATACAGCAGCATTGAGAACGCCATCGCCCAGGGCCAGGAACCGGCCAACGGCCGCATCGTCATCCGCGGCCCACAGGTCAAGTATCTGTATTTCGGGAAAGTCATGGCCGGGCGCAAGCCGAAACACGTTACAAACAAAGACATCCGGTACACCACTACGTTTAATCGCCTTGCCGGTCCTTTCTGGCTTGAGCGCCTCATGGCCGCCGAAAAGGACCGGATCATTGAGGATGAACGCCGGAACATTTTAGGAGGCCCATAATGGCTGTTTTAAACGATATCCGCGCCCTGTTCGCACAGTGCCCCGCGCTGAAAGATCTGGAGGCGCGCACCGACCAGCTGGAGACGGACGCCGAGGGGTACGGGATCTTCCCTGCCGGTTCTGTCGTCATCGAACAGGATATGCGCGGAGCGGCCACCTGGCAATACAACTTTATCATTGCCGCTACCCGCATGACGGCTGATGACGTCATGCGGCTGGATAACTGCAATTTTACGGAGGAGTTACAGGACTGGGTCCAGCAGCAAAACCGCAAGGGCGTCCCTCTTTCCGGGGACGGCCTTTCTTTTGTCTCAATTTCCGCCTCAAACGGAGCCTTTACAGACTGGGACGAAAATTTCCAATATGGTGTCTACAAAATTCAGGGCACCCTGATCTATGAAAAGGAGTGACGAAGCATGCCTGGAACATATATTACCCCCAAGACATTCAACCGCCGCTGGTGGATCGACCTCAGTGCAAACGATTCGCCCCAATGGGCGGAGGTTGCCTCCGGCATCACATCCCGCGGCAACAGCATCAACGAACAAAGCCAGGAATACTACGACATGGCGGGCCGGGGCGTGGCCGAAAGCGAGGTCACGGGCGTGAGCGTGTCCCGTACCTTCACCGGTTTCCGCAGGTTTGGCGACGCTGCGCAGGACGCCATCATGGACCGCCTGTACGACCTCGACAACCGGAAAGTCAAGTTCATTGAGTGCTACGACAATTTGGGCAGCGGCAAGCCCAACGGCCGTCAGGGAGAGGGCGTGCTGTCCATCACGGACGATGGGTCCGGCGACGCCCAAAACCGCGAAAACATCAGCTTCGGCCTCAAGATCCTGGGCACTCCCCAAAAGGGAACTGTCACCATCGGTGAGGACGGCACGCCCACGTTTTCGCCGCAGGCCGCAGAGGCAAAGGCGGCGTCGAAATGAGCGCGGGGTTTGAGTTCGCCAAAAAGCACGAGATCACCATTTGCGGCCGCGCATACCCGTGCGATATCTCGGACAAACGGATGCTGGAGGGCGTTACGCGGGATTTTCCCCGCGTGCTTCAGGCCGCGCAGGCATTCTGTGCGATGGACGCCAAGCTGAAGCCCGACGGACAGGACGGACGGAGCGCGGACACCATGGCACAGGAGGCGCTGGAAAAATTTTCGGACGCCGTAGCCATGTGCCGCGCCTTCATCGAAGGCACGCTGGGCGTTGAAGAATACCGGGAGATCTTCGGCGGCCGCCCGGAGAACATCAACGAACACATCAGCCTGTGCACGTACATTTATGGCGAGGTCATGGGAGGACGCCGGGAGGTTGTGGAGCAGTTCCTGATCCCGGAGCTGAAGGAGGCGGTTACAAATGTATCCGGTGATGCTGGAGCTGCCGGACCAGATCCTGGGCCGAAAGGTGCCGACGGACTGGGCCTGGTGGATGAAGTATGTGGGAACGGTGCTGGCGTCTGACCTGACGCCGGAGGAACAGTTCGACGTCATCCTGCTCAATACATTCCGCGAAATACCGCAGAACGAAGCCGGGCACTTCCAGGGAGTGCTCGACTTCTATTTTTGCGGCGATCCGCCCCGCGGGGATGAGCCGGCCCCGCCGGAACGGCTCCTGGACTGGAAAAAAGACGCGCTGCGCATTTGGGGGGATTTCCGCGTGTACGCGGGCATCGACCTTTTCACAGCGCGTATGCACTGGTGGCAGTTCATGGCCGTTTTCCGCAGCCTGCCGCCTGAGAGCCAGATCAAGAACGCGATCTATTACCGCAGCGTGGATATGCGCAGGATATCCGACCCCAAAGAGCGGGAGCGGTATGCGGACATCAAGCGCGCTGTGGCGCTGGACCCGGTAGATTATGAGGCCGAATACGACGCGGCCATGGCAAGGAGGGATATGTGTGCCGGCAACAGCTTCGGATGATGGCGTCGTCCTCGGCCTGAAGTTTGACATCAGCCGTGTGAAGCAGACGCTGGATCAGGTCAAAAATATGGTGCGGGACATGGCCGAAGATTCCGCGAAAGCCGTGTCCAAAACAGATGACACACTGGAAAAAGCACGAAAAAATGCTGAAAAGTGGAAGATCGAACCAAGTACAAAGGGCATCGAGGCTGCGCAGAAAGAGCTGGATATCCTCAACGCTACGATCGTGAACCAGCAGAATGAGCTTTCCAACTGTGAGCGGGAGCACGAGCGCCTGGCCGATAAATACGGCGAGACCAGCAGCCAGGCTCTGAAGCTGGAAAAACGCATGCTGAGCCTTCAGGCCTCGATCGAGAAAAACACAAAAAAATCCGATGATTTCGGTGCGGCTTTGGCGGACGCACAGGACGTTATGGATGCTGCATCCGGTTCCGCTGAAGACCTTGAGAAAAACGCCAAAGGCGCGGGCAAGGGTATGGAGGACGGCGGCAAGGGCGCAAAGACATTCGATGTGGCCCTGGGCACGCTGGCCGGCAATGCGCTGAGCGCGGTGATCGGCAAGTGCGGCGAACTGATGGAGCAGACCAAGGAGCTGCGGCGCGACCTTTCGTTCCTGGAGCAAAACGCCAGGGACGCCGGCATGGGCATGGAACAGCTGCACAACAAGGCCGGCGAGCTGTATGCCGTCACGGGCGACACCAATGAAGTGGTGGAGGCGCTGTCCAACATCCTTGCCACCGGGTTCGACGATGCGGACAAGGCGTATGAGGCCGTTGACTTGCTGGCGGGCGCGGTCGTCAAGTTCCCGGAAACCATGAAAATTGAATCCCTGGCCGATTCCCTGCAGGAGACCATCGCCACCGGCGAGGCCACGGGCCAGTTTTCCGAGCTGCTGGGCCGCCTGGGCGTGGATGTGGATAAGTTCAACGAACGCCTGGGCCGGACACGATCCGAGGCCAGCCGCCAGAACCTTGCTTTGCAGACGCTGCGCAAGGAAGGGCTGGACGAACTGTGGGAGAGCTACAAGACCGGGAACTCCGATATGATCGAGGCCGAGAAGGCCAACTACAACCTGCAGCTGCGGTATGTGGAGCTGGCGAAAAGCATCGAGCCCATCGAGACGAAAATTAAGACGACGTTCGCTCAGGTGCTGCTGGACCACGAAGACCAGATCTTGGCCATCGTGGACGCAGCGGGTGACATCATCGGCGTAGGCGCGGACGTCATCGGGTTCCTGTCGGAGCTGAATCCGGCAGTGGTACTCGTCAGCGGCGGGCTTGCGCTGATCGCCGTAAAGGCGGCGGGCACGGCCCTGGGCATGCGTATCGTGGCCACGGGAACCGCTTCTGCAACAAAAGCGCTTGCCGCTGCGGGACCAACAGCAGCCGCGGCCGGCTCTCAGTTCGTTATGCTGGCAGCGGACCTGCTGATGGTGGGCGCTGCGGTGTTTTTAGTGACATCCGGCATCGCCATGCTGATCAGTGCGATCCGCGGCGTGCCCATGATCAACACAGGTACGATACAGGTGCCCAGCATGGGCGAGCTGCAGGCGCAGGTCGGCGGCGCGGGCTACGCCCGCGGCACTCGTTCCGCCACACCCGGCTGGCGCTGGGTGGGCGAAAACGGGCCGGAGCTGATGCGCTTTACAGGCGGCGAGGCGGTCTATACCGCCGAACAATCCCGAGCCTTAATATCCGCGCAGGGCGGCGGTGCCACTTTCGTGGACAACAGCCAGAACATCTTCAAGGTGGATGACATTGAAACGTATGTGGCCATTAAGCGCATGCTTGAAAACGAGAAAATGACCGTCCGCATGGGACTGGCACGGCGGTAGAAAGAAGGTGTTGATACATGGGACAGTATACCATATATTGCACCGGTTCAGAAGGCCTGAAAAACCTTTCCGGCGGCGTGGGGGAACTTCGTATTGATAACCCGTCTCTGAGTAAAGCTGACTGGGGCAAGTTGTTTTTTGACAAGTCCCCGGTTCCTATGGGAGAGGTTTTCGATTCGGCGTCCCAGCTTTCAGTATACTGCCATACTCCATCCCCGCTTAGCCTGGTTCTTGGTCAGATCGCAGGTCCAAGCTGGTCCGGGCCTGAATGGAAAAACACTTCCGGCGGTATATCCCACAACAAGGCGGCAAGCCGCCTCGAGTGTTCGATCGGCATCACCACAGAAAATGCTGCGGGCTCTGCACGTTTCTGGGTGGACGGCTCGGACCATGTGCCCTATGCGACGATCCAGACCCATGCGGGCAAGATAACGCCATCCGGCTATTCCCCAGCCAACACGACGATCAAAAAAGGGTTTTACCACCGTTTTTCCTGGAATGTCACGGCGGAAAAACCCATCAACGGG